TCTATGGCGGCGGTGTTAAGAAAATAGCTGATGTTACTAATAAATCCATTGCACAAGCATCCACGATTAAGAAAAGATTCTTAAATGGGCTGCCTGCATTAAATAAATTAATAACAGATGTGCAGAGTGCTTCTGAAAAAGGTTATTTAATTGGTCTTGATAAAAGGCACATTAAAGTACGCTCATCACACGCTGCATTAAATACTTTATTACAATCTGGTGGTGCTATTATTTGTAAACAATGGTTAATCGAATTTAATAAATTAATACAAACATACACAGACGTCCATCAAGTTGTCTGGGTACACGATGAAATACAAATTGAGTGTCCTGAAAAGGATGCTGATACAATAGGAAAGTTAGCTGTCGATGCCATTAAACGAACAGGCGAACTATTTAATTTAAGACTTCCTCTAACAGGGAAATACAAAATAGGAAACAACTGGAGTGAAACACATTAATGACAAAAGCAAATAAAAAGTTTGATATTGATTTAAAATATGGACAGGACAGAGAAAACAGAACGGAACAGATATTAACGGAAGGAAAATTAGAAGTTAAAACTGAACGGGACTGGTGGCAAAAGACCGGCAACATTGCAATTGAAGTTGAGTCGTATGGTAAACCTTCAGGTATTATGGCTACCGAAGCAAAGTATTGGGTTCATATTTTAGCAGATGGTAATAAAGATTATTGTAGATTAATTTTTGACACGAGTACCGTTAAGCGTTTAACTAAGAAGTATATAAAAAATATTAAGAATGGTGGTGACGGGTGGAAAAGTAAATTTGTCCTGATACCCTTATCTGAAATATTTGAAGCAAAAAATTTAAAATGAAAACACACAAAGGAGAATAACATATGAGTAGAAAAAGAGTATTACTAATTGATGGCGATATTTTAATTTATAAAATTGCTACAATGAATGAAGTGAGCACCCACTGGGGGGATGGGCTTTGGACTTTACATTGTGATTTAAATGTTTGTAAAAATGATGTTGAAAACGAAATAGAAAAATTAGGGGCTGATTTAGAAGCAGACGATTACATCATGGCGTTAACTGATACACATAATTTTAGAAAAGATGTTATGCCTACTTATAAAGCCAACAGAAAAGATAAAAGAAAACCGATGGTGTTAAATGCATTACGTGATTATGTGATGGAAAAATTAAATGGTGTTATATATAAAAACTTAGAAGCTGATGATGTCTTAGGAATAATGGCTACAGAACCTACAGAAGAAGAACGCATTATTGTCTCTATTGATAAAGACCTTAAACAAATTCCTGCTTCGTTGTCTGTTGATGGTGTCACTTTTAATCAAGTGCCCCTAAGACTAGCTGACTATTGGTTTATGCTGCAGACTATGGCCGGTGATTCCGTTGATGGCTACACTGGTATTCCCACTGTTGGAATTAAAACAGCTGAGAAGCTTATAAGTCAGTATACTAATGTACCCATATTAGAGCTGTGGAAAATTGTTATCAAATGTTTTGCTGATAAAGGCTTACACAAAGAAGAAGCCTTACAACAAGCTAGGGTTGCACGTATACTAAGACACGGTGAATACAATAAGCAAACAGGAGAAGTAAAACTATGGCAGACCAAGTAAAAAAACCTAATCATTATTTTAGGTACAAAATAGAACCCATTACTTTTATTTTACAGAATAATATTCCGTATGTTGAAGGTAATGTTATTAAATATTTATGTCGTTGGAGATTTAAACATTTAACTAAAGAAAAACAAATTGAAGACTTACAAAAAGCAAAACAATATATTGATTTGTTGATTGAAAAAGAAACACAAGACCCAAACCAATTAAAACTTAAACTAGAAAACCAATGATATTAAAACACAACCATTTAATAGTAAGAGCAGAAGTAACCCACCCACCTGCCAATGTTGAGGCAGTGACTGAATGGGTAAAAGAATTAGTAACCATAATTAAAATGAGATTGCTTGGTGAGCCACAAGCATACTATGTAAATAAAAAAGGAAACAAAGGTGCTACTTGTGTGGCTGTTATTGAAACATCACACATTGCATTGCATGTTTGGGATGAAAAAAATCCTTCTTTATTACAATTGGATGTATATACATGTAGCGAAATGCATGAGGAAAAAATATTCAGACACTTAGAACAATTTAAACCAATTAAAGTTCAATACAAAATTTTAGACAGAGAGAACAGTTTAATAACTATTCCTCAGAGGTCTGACTTGACATATTCAACTGCATCAGCCTTAGAAAAAATCACAAATGGAGTATAGTAGAGATAATTTGTTAACAGAGTTTGGCAAGAAAACATTACAAGACAGATATTTATTACCAACCGAGAAGTCCCCACAAGACGCATTTATGAGAGCAGCAAAAGCTTTTTCAGACAATGATGAAATGGCTGAAAGAATTTATAACTACGCTTCAAAACTTTGGTTTATGTTTTCAACACCTATTTTATCCAACGGGGGCACTAAACGAGGAATGCCTATTTCGTGTTTTTTAAATTACGTGGGAGATAGTAGAGAAGGTATTACTAGTCATTACACAGAGAATGCTTGGCTCGCTTCTGTAGGGGGTGGCATTGGTGGTTACTGGGGGCACGTGCGTTCTGATGGTACACCTACTTCAAAAGGAAGTCAGAGCTCAGGTACAATGCCTTTTATGCATGTAGTGGATTCAGAAATGCTAGCCTTTTCTCAAGGGAAAACAAGAAGAGGAAGCTATGCCTCTTACATGGATATATCACATCCGGAAGTTATTGAGTTTATTGAAATGAGAAAACCTACCGGTGGTGATTCTCATAGAAAAAATCTTAATTTACACCACGCTATAAATGTGAGTGATGCATTCATGGAATTGATTGATAAGTGTATTGCCAACCCTACTCAAGATGACAGTTGGAATCTTATTGACCCACACACTAAAGAAACAGTTAGAACTGTGTCAGCCAGAGACTTGTGGTTAAAGATTTTAGAAACAAGAGTTACTACCGGCGAACCTTATATTTCTTTTATTGATACTATCAATGAAGCACTCCCACAAACACAAAAAGATTTAGGATTAAAAGTGCATCATTCTAATTTATGCAGTGAAATAACTTTACCAACAAATGAAAACAGGACTGCCGTATGTTGTCTGTCCAGTGTTAACATTGAAAAGTATGATGAATGGAAAAAAGACACTATGTTCATCCCTGATTTAATTAGATTTTTAGACAATGTATTACAATATTTTATTGAGAATGCTCCAGAAGAATTGTTTAGGGCTAAGTACAGCGCTGTCAATGAGAGAAGTCTTGGACTTGGAGCTATGGGATTTCATTCTTATTTACAATCTAAAGATATACCTTTTGAATCAGCATTAGCTAAGTCTCTTAACTTACAAATATTTAAGAACATTAAGACACAAGCTGTTATTGAATCTAAATCCTTAGGAGTTAAAAGAGGTGAAGCACCAGATATGGGAGGGACAGGAATGCGTAATGCACACTTGTTAGCCATTGCTCCGAATGCTTCTTCATCTATTATTTGTGGGACAACATCCCCTTCAGTAGAACCTTATAGAGCAAACGCTTATGTGCAAAAAACTATGTCAGGTTCTTTTCTAGTAAAGAATAAACATTTAGAACAACTGCTAGAAAAAAAAGGACTTAATACAGATGCCATATGGACTTCAATTGTGGGTCACCGTGGCTCGGTACTACATCTTAAACAGCTATCAGACCATGAAAAAGATGTTTTCAAAACAGCCATTGAAATAAATCAACAGTGGGTAATTGAGCACGCAGCTGATAGACAACCATTTATCTGTCAAAGTCAAAGTATAAATATCTTTGTGCCTGCTGATGTGAATATAAAAGAACTTCATAAAATGCATATGTTAGCATGGAAGAAGAAACTAAAAACATTATACTACTGTCGTTCTGAAGCAATCAAACGAGCAGAGTTAGTGTCATTAAAAGTAACAAGAACAATAATAACAGAGGCAGCAGATAGTTGTCTCTCATGTGAAGGATAAATTATGAGAAGAAGTAGTATAGATGGTTATAAAATAAGAGGTGATAAATTAGTACCCAATGATGCCTATAAAAAAGGATGGAATGAAATTTTTGGGAAGAAAATAAAAAAAGATAATATACAAAAAGAAAACGAAGCATACTTAAAAGAAATTAAACCACTATTTAGTAGAGAAAAAAAGAAATGAGCTTATTTAAAGAACGGACGCATTACAAACCTTTTGAATATGACTGGGCTTTTGAAGCCTATGAGATGCAACAAAAAATGCACTGGTTACCTAGTGAAGTGCCTTTGCATGAGGACATAAAAGATTGGAACTCACGATTAACCAAAGAAGAAAAGAGTTTAATTAATCAAATATTAAAATTCTTTACCCAAGGTGATGTGGATATTGCACAAGCTTATTTAGATAAGTACATACCAAAATTTAAACCACCTGAAATTAGAATGATGTTGTCAGCAATCACTACTAGTGAAGCTAACCACGCTCACGCTTATTCCTTGCTTAATGATACCATTGGATTACCTGATAGTGAATACAAAGCATTCCAAGATTACAAAGAAATGGCAGACAAACATTCCTATCTATTTAAATCTAAAGGGACAGGAGTAGAGGGATTGGCTAAAGACATGGCTTGTTTTTCAGCATTTGGGGAAGGCTTACAATTGTTTGCTTCTTTTGTTATGCTTCTTAATTTCCAGAGATTTGGAAAAATGAAGGGTATGTGTCAAATTGTTACGTGGTCTATTAGAGATGAGACACACCATGTAGAAAGTATGATTAAATTATTTCATGCTTTGGTTAAACAACACCCTGAGATTTGGACTGAAAAATTTAAAGCAAGTATTTACCAAACGTGTAGAGACATGGTAGATTTAGAGGACAGGTTTATTGACTTAGCTTTTCAAATGGAAGGCATCAGAGGTCTAAAAGCTGAAGAAGTTAAAAAATATATAAGATACATTGCTGACAGAAGACTGTTACAATTGTCTTTAAAACCTAATTACGGTGTCAAAGAAAACCCGTTACCTTGGTTAGACTGGGTATTAAATGGTGTTGAACACGCTAATTTCTTTGAAAATAGGGCTACAGAGTATAACAAAGGTACTATCACAGGTAGCTTATGGGACTAAAGTACCCTTTTTAGAAGAATAAATTATGAATGATAATGACGATTTAATTTTACCTGTTAAAGTTTATGACTTAATTGAGTTATTAAACAAAGTATATCCAGAAAAATCTCCTAGAATACAGGAGAAACTTGAGGATTTGTACTTTAGAGCAGGTCAAAGAGATGTAGTGAATTTCATTTTAACCCTTAAAGAAAGAGCGGAAAACAAATAACTATGTGTCTATCAGCACCAAGAGTACCTGAAGTAAAGCCAGCACCAGCGCCAGTGCCACCCTCATCAATAGGTGAATCTGTAGCACCCTCTGTTAAAACAGGAGTTGACGTGGAGAATGCAGCTGCAAAAAAGGCTAAGTCTAAAAAAAGAGGTACTTCTTCTTTACAAACCTCTTCTGGTTTAAATATCCCGACCACTTCAGGCTTGAACATATCTTAATATGATATACGATAATAGCAATATGCTGCAACAAACGGTTAAACAGCGCTACGAAAAGTCAAAAGAGACTAGAGAACATTACTTAAATAGGGCACAAGAATGTAGTGAGTTAACTATTCCATCCTTGTTGCCACCAGACGGTTTCCACACTTCCACAGAATTATACAATCCCTTCCAATCAGTAGGAGCAAGAGGCGTTAATAACCTTGCCTCAAAATTATTACTCCTATTACTCCCCCCTAACGCACCATTCTTTAGACTCTCCATAGCTGGGGATGCTAAGAAAGATTTACAACAACAAAAAGATTTAAAATCAGAAATTGAAAAATCTCTAGCAACTATTGAAAGAGAAGTTTCCAGTAAAATTGAACAGCTAGCTTTAAGAGTATCAGTGTTTGAAGCATTAAAACATTTGATTGTAGCAGGTAATGTGCTTACTTATTTACCTAAAAAGGGTTCAATGAGAGTGTACCCTCTTACAAATTATGTGTGTAAAAGAGATGAATCTGGCGACATATTAGAAATTGTTATTAAAGAATCTGTGTCACCAGTAAATTTAAGTCCAGAAATTAAAAGCAAATTATCAGTTCAAGAGGATTTTAAAATAGATGAAGATATTGATATTTATACACACATTTACAAACTAAATCCAAATGAGTATTATTCATGTCAAGAAGTTAAAGGTGTTAAGATACCTGAATCAATAGGTAATTATAAAACAGAAAACTTTCCATACCAAGCTTTAAGAATGATAAGAGTTGATAATGAAAGTTATGGAAGAAGTTACGTTGAAGAATTTCTTGGAGATTTAAAATCATTAGAAGGATTGTCTCAAGC